CGATGTGCTGTTGCAAGAGCGCACTGGAAAGGCGTTCTCTGGCCCCGCCGGAACTGTTGCCGCTGGGACTAACCCGGCGGGCGGTGGGTTTGTTGATGTTAGCGCTAGTGGCGTTTTTAGTGGACTAATCAGCAGACTAACTATCGCCGACTTAGGTTTGAATAGGACACAAGACTTAAAGGACATAAATGCAACATCATTCAGCAACTGCGTTTTGGATTTCGGAAATGCGCCGTTATCTCTCACCGCATCGATAACCCTAACACTGAACAACGTCTTGGTGCGTGGTTTGGTGTTGCGTCCAACAACGTACACCACCTTTAAAATCACCGGGACGAATTACCATTTCGCCCACAATGACTTGTCCGGCATCAATGCCCCGAAAGACTACTTCAACAAGACTGATGCCGAACTACCTCTGTTCATCGCCCTGAGACTGGAAGGCACCGGATTCAGCTTCAATCACAACACTATATCAGAGTATGTGTCTCGGCAGGGTATTCTGATTGCCAACGCCCGAGATTTTGATGTATCCAATAACAGAGTGATTAACTGCTGGTCGTACAAGCGCACGAGTACCGGTGGGGCGTTCGACAACTACGGTGATGGCATCTATGTCACCGATTCCGTTAATGGGTTCGTTGACGATAATATTGTCGAAAACAGTATGGGTAATCCAATCGGTCGTATAGGTGTGTGTGTAGAATTCAATTGCGTTAACGTAAAAGTAAGAGGGAACTCCATTCAGGGGTACGACCGGGGCGTTCATGCCGAGCTGTGCGAAGACGATATTGAATTCAAGTCAAATAACATCAGAGGTTGTAACTTCCCTCTGGTTGCGTGGAATTGCAAGACCGCCAAGGTCAAGTTTATCGACAACACTATCACCACCGAAGGTATCGTTTCTTCCAACCCAGCTCATGCCCCCATCCTTGCGTACGGTTTCAAAGCGCACATTATGTCGCTGGGCGATTACGTCACCGAGTACAGCAACAATTCAGGCGTGGAATTTAATGGCAATACCATCACTACAGTAGATGGCACCAATACGCCGAACCTCATCTACTCCGAAAACGCACTGGACGTTAAGTTCAACAGCAACAAGCACGTTCGCAAGAACGCGGGTTACCCAATCATTACTTTTCCTGGAGATGTTCAGTTAAGGACTTACTACGCCAATCTATTCAACAATGAGTTCGATGCTGACCTTTCTTTGAACTATATGGATGTGATGAGTGTTCGTCATAATCGTTTTAACCGCTTGTCATTGTTCTTTAAGCCAAACTCACTGCTTACTAGGCCAGGCATCGAGAATAGGGAAATTACTGATAACACTTATAAATCTGGCATCCCATCCGGCGGCATCCTGATGACTGGTGAAGCTCAATCCCGTATTGAACGCAATACCATCATCATGCAGGCATTCGATTATGTGTTCCCATATTGGGCAGAGCACGTCGTTTCCAACAATAAGTTCATCCGCAACGATCCGGCTGGCTTTGACCCGAAACTCGTGTTGGAGTCTAGCCGCTATGCGCAGGGTGGCAAGGCTGTCTTTCTGTCTGGCGCCGGTAACGTCTTTGTCGATAACGTGTGCAAGTACAGCTTCACCGTTAGCGGTAGTGGGCGGGTCGATACTGATAGCCATCAGCAGGGCCCAGGCATGACTAGACCACCGCAATTTACCACCGGCGGTTCCGTTTATGACGGGACTCTAGCAAAGCCAGTATTCTGCAAGCGTCGGGGGTTTAAAACGGTGGCTGTGTGGGCCGCTTCAACGGCTTATCTGCTTGGTGCGGTCCATTTGGCGGCAGGGGTAGTGTATCAGTGCATTCAGGCTGGGACTTCTTCGGCAACCACTCCTACGTTTAATTCCACAGAGGGTGCTACCACCAACGATGGCACTGTTGTGTGGTGCAGTCGCGGGCCGGAGGCGTTGTGGGTCGATGCAACAGGAGCGGCCGTGTGAGCCTTATATGTCAAAGCCCCTTCACAGGGGCTTTTTTTTCATTTTGCAGTATTCCATCAGCCAGTCTTGCATCACTTCGGCCTGTATCTGGTACACGAACACAGGGCGCGGGTTCCCGTCACCGTCGTATCAGCGAGTCTTTATTAGCACTCGCTCTGGTTGAACCAACCCAGTATGTCACGCACGACGTCAATATCCCCGACACCTGTCCTGCCATGTAGACAACGATGTCTTTGTTCTCACCAGGAATAGCCCAGATGAACAGGGCACCGACAATAGCACCAAACATCGCACACATCACCATAGTGATTGCAGACGGCATCCAGTGATGTTGGTGAACATTCCTGGCACTCTGCACATCAGCAGTCTCAATCCTCAGTCGCTCATTCTCCAGTTCTTGCAGTCGCTCGACGTGAGTTGTCTCGATTTCTCTGAGTTTCAATGCTGCTTCAGGGTCACCTGTTATAGCTGCCATTACCTGGTCTGGTGTTGCATCGGGGGAAACACCAAACTGTGCTGCTATGATTGAACCAACGGCAGCGCCCGCAGGACCAAAAAGAGCCCCACCCAAGAGTGGAGCCCCTGCTTTTATTACAGCATTACCAACACCTTTCCAGTCCATGTTTTACTCTCCAATTAACATTTTTCTTGACAGTCTACTCGAATGAGGTAAGAGAAGACGAGCAGCCTTCTCAAAGAAAGCGTTGTTGATTGCGTCGTAAACCTCGACCACCCAGGGGTCATCACTGACCGAGGTGATACTGAGTAGCGTGATGACAACCTGCCGCCGGGTAGGTGACAGTCGCTCCATTGTGTCTGGTGTCACCATATCAATTATCCTGTGCAGCATACCGGAGATTCTGAACCATCCGTCTAGTCCAGCCGGTACAATACGTTTTCCAGGTCTTCACTTCAGTGAAATACTGGAGACGTTCAGCAATGAACAACATCAGCACATCATTGATATCCATTGCTGCGGTAGCCTTCATCGTCTTTGGACCAAGAACACCGTCATCCTTGGTTCCGACAGCTCGCTGGAGAAACTGGATAGCTCGACCCGACCCATGGTTCACGGCTGCATCGAACATCTGGTAACTCATCGCAGCAGGGTATGACTCCATTTTCAAGGCCACCCACCAGTCTTCAAAGTAGATGGCTTTCGCTTGGTCAACAGTGAGGTTTTTGATGTCGAGGTGAGGATAAGTCATGGCGGCCAGACCAAACTTTGTCCCCTTGAGTTCACCCTGACCGACAACACCTGACGTCCAGTTACCTCGATCCTTTGGGTCAGCCTGAAACCCACCTTCATGACCGATTACCCGGTCAAATACCTTATTGAACATCTTTTACCTCTCGTTCTTTCCACATTTCATAAAGCTGATGGTAGTGGTATGCAGTCTCACCATCAGCGGCTGTGTCTCTCATTCTTGCACACCATTCATGAGGCTTTTCTTGCATTCATGTCACCCTGAACTCTTCGAGTTAATTCATCCATCTGACCAGCAGTGTAGTCACCCTGGCACCGGAGTATATTAACACCGAATCGGATCTCGAACTCGTCTTGGATGAGTTTATGTGTCATTCCAGTTTCCAGCCATTTCTGTTCACACCAGCGCTGAATCCAGTGACGGAGGGTGTCGAGATTGGATTGCCTGGTTGCATGATTATTGATAGCGGACCGCATCGCGATAGACCCGTCATTACGGAACTTATTGGCAATACTTTGGACTGGGGCATAAAACGTGTCACGTTTCGCCAGCAGCTCCTCAACCAGGTCGAACGATTGTTCTTCAAGGACGCCATCCTTGACCTTGATTTCCCTGATGCGGGTGACTCGCTCGTCATCGGTTTCAACGTGACCACACTCAGGGCAGACACTATTGATGAACACGAGCATCTTACCTTCGGGGTCTGGTGCGGCACCGACAGTCCCGATGGCACCGCACTCAGGACACTCGATAGTCTCGATTTTATCCGGGTCTTCATAACCACAGTCGCGGCAGACCCCATCGAAGAATTTATCGGAGTCACATTCAGGGCAGGTTTTCGGTGCTCGGTCGGTGAGTCGGTCGAGCGTCCAGGTCGGGTCATCGTGAGGATACTTCAGGTTGAATGTCTGCATCATGTAGCGGGTGTTACCAACCATATCAATGAGCACACCGTATTGCTTACCTTCAGCGATACGGAGCATCCGACCGAACTGCTGCTTGAACAGGGAGTAACTGACAGTGCGGCGCATCATTATGACACCGGAAACAGCAGGGCAGTCGTAACCCTCACCGAGCAAGTCAACGTTCACCAGGTTCAGGATCCGACCGGTTTTCATCATCTCCATGGCCTGCTGACGTTCAGCCAGAGGTTGTTTCGAGCTGACTGCTATCGACGGTATCCCAGCAGCATTGAACTCATCAGCGACCTCCTTGGCATGTTCGATGTTGATACAGAAAGTGATGACGGGTTTACCGTTGAGGTGGTGCTTGTACTCACGAACAGCATTACCGGTGATGTCAGCTTCTTTAGTCTTAATTCGTAATTGCTTGGTGTTCAGGTCACCGTTCTTATCTTTCTTGATACCAGTGATGTCGATACGACCGTGAGCATAGATTTTATAGGGACACAACATCCCCGCTTTAATGAGGTCCCACATATTCACGGTGCAGGACAGGAAGTCGAATATCCCGTCGGCATGTGAACCAAGGCCCTTCTTATCGCCACGGATTGGAGTCGCAGTAAACCCGATACCACGAGCATTCGGCATCGACGATAGGCAAGTGTGCCACTGGTTCCCTGATATGGTGTGATGACACTCATCCTGTAGCCACCACAGGACTGACTCTAAAAACTGAGGGTTCAGCTTACCGTCACGAAGTCGAGCATTGAAGGTGGGTGTCGATGACACGATAACTGGACTGGTCGGCTCCCAGTAACTATCACCGAACAGCTCCAGGTTGTTGTTTGTGATGTCTCGACGGGCCTTGTCCGAGCAGACGAAGGTGTGAGGAACGTGCATTTTGCACAGCGCCTCGGAGAGCTGGGAGATCAGTACATCACGGTGAGCAAATATTACACACGGTTCGCGTCGTTGATAACAGCGTCGAGCATATTCAGCCAGCGTGAGTGATTTACCGGCACCGGTTGGAAGCACACACAGCACCGCTCGATATACCTGAGACAGAGCGGTGTCGACAGCAGTGATAGCACCGACTTGGTGAGGTCGGAGAGTTATCATTCAGTGGGTTCCTCTTCAACCACAGGTTCCAACGCGCTCGCAGGGTAAATCTGGACACTACCTGGCTCGCGCTCACTCTCAATGCAGTAACCGACATCAGTGAGTTCGGTAGAGTAGTAACCCACAACCTTACCTTGCCAGGACGAACCTGATTTTTTACGTAAGCGGGTGCCTATCTCCCAAGTACCCAGTGGGCTGTGTATTTTCATGATTTGGGTTCCTCTCTGGTGATCCGACGCTCGTCGATTTCGTGGATACAATGGTCGTAGAGAAATCTATCATAGTCTGATACTTCCCAGCTTGACCCATTAAACAACTGAGGTGACCATGTAGAATCACATGTAATTTTCACCCAATAGTAACCTGGCTCACGATTCTTCTGACTCACACTCATCATCAATCTCCTTCTCTACTGTTATCAATGTTGCCACTGGAGGGTCTGACTTCACCAAGCCAGGACAACTCTGGTTCAGATATTGCTCGGCTTCAATGACACTACACCTTCGGTGGCAGCAGACGTATCGGACGAGCTTATCACGGTATGACTGAGGCATAAGTACCTCCTGATTAACTAACTTCTCGCCATCTATCGCAAGTCATTGTTGAATCACACAACATACCTAGAGTGAGTACACTGTGACCCAACCCAACATCTTTCGATTCACGACAATCACCTACTCGCCTAGCACCGTAGATGTAACCTTCGTATAAATTACCTGCACCACTAACGTCATTTATAGAAATCTCACCAAGAGTGAGTTTTGCACAACCGACTATTTCGGTCTGACCTAATCTTGCTGACTGGCGAGCGTGAGTACAGTTACCGCAATTTTTCATAAGTACCTCCTGATCGACTGGACACAATCATAGCATCGTAAAATTTTTTGCGAAAGGGCTTTACTTTCGATTTTCGGATGATAGAGTTAGTCACGTCAACAACGACATATCAACCAAGGAACAAATCATGGGACTTCTCGAACAACTGCTGGCACGACTGGACGCTCTGAACGCACGACTGGATAAGCTGGAAAATGGTCAGCCCACCGCTGTCGGTGAATCAATTACAATCGGTGAGCGAACCAATGTGGTAGGTACTGTAGAACAGACCACTACCGAGTTGCCTGGTGAAGGTGTCGAACTCGACAAAAACGGTATCCCGTGGGACGAGCGTATTCATGCTGGCACCAAGCGCAAAAATGCTGACGGAACCTGGTCGCTGAAAAAAGGTGTCGACAAAGAACTGGCTGCTCAGATTATCGCTGAGTACCAGTCTGCGGGTGGTGGTGTCGAAG